AGGCACAGGCACAGGCGATCAAGCACAGGCACAGCGACCAGGCACAGGCACAGGCACAGGCACAGGCACAGGCACAGGCACAGGCACAGGCACAGGCACAGGCACAGGCACAGGCACAAAAAAACCCCGCACAATGGCGGGGTCAATTTGCTTTCGGTGTTAGGTGTTTAAAGGATTGCCAGCAATCGCTCAAGGGTTTGCGTTATGCGTCTATGACCAGCCTCAAGCCTTTGCATATGGCGGGGAGATATCCCTAATGCCTGTGCCGCTTGTTCCTGCGTTAATGCGCGAGCTTTGCGCCATTGCTTGAGATCACTATTCATAAACTAAGCGACCCTTTAACAAAGCGTGAATAAGCCTTGCCTCTCGCTTGCCTATTTTATCGCTTGATCGCCTGTTATGCGCAGCAATTGATTGATTGACGCTTTCGGGATTGTAGGCATTGCCTAACAAGCTATCCTTTACAATAAAGCTTTTCATAGTGTTTATCTCCTATCCTACAACAAAACCAGATTGATCGCGCTTTGCTTTGCCTTTGGCGTATAAAGCGACAATAACGTTTTTAGGGTCAAGGTGCCTTATGTCGGTATTATCCCCGTCAACCAGGGGTAAACCTAAAAACGTTTCGCCATTTGCTAGCATTGTTTCGACAATGGCGCGATTTCGGAAAACCACAGCGATACGGTCACCCCGTGCCACAGCCTTTTCAACAAAAGGCTGGTATGCTGCGACCCCGCTATAGCTAAACGTCAAATCATAATTGGCGGGGATATTGCGCCGATTTGCTAGCTTAGTGTAATCGTACCATTGTACATCGCTGTGAAGCGCCATGATATTTTCAAAACCTAGCACGGGGATATTTTCATATCTTATATCGCTTGTGCCATTAGGGCGCACAATCAATATATATCCTTTGCGCTTTGCCTTTGCCTTTTCAAGCGCAACTTCGCGAGACAATTGCAGCATAAATTGATCGCGAAACTGGTTGAAATAAAGGGTTTTGCGCAAACGTGATAGCATAACATTATTCATGGCACCGCGACCAGCCCCAAAGAGGCAAGGCTTTTCACAGCCCGCAATTTTAGCATTTGCGCACAAGTTAACCCCGCTTCCCATTGCTGGCATTAAATACAATATAGCGGTTTTGATGCCATATTTCGCGCCCTTTATAGTTTTGGCGTTAGTATCAATGCCTAGCAGTTTTTCTGGAAAGCGCGAAAATAGCGAGCGGTTTTTCTCGCTTGATAGGATTTGCATTTGAAGCTCAAATGACAATCCAGAGATATCAAATGCCAGGGTGTTTTCGATTTTAGTTTTCATCAACATGTTAAAATATCCTTATTGCTAAAACTTATTGATCAATTTTCTAACTCAATTATTTGCACGCCAATAAACATGCCGAACATGCAAGCGCACAATATGGCAAGCGCAATATGACCGGCCAAAAGCGGACCGATGCCAAAGAGCAAAATTGCGCAGAAAATCGCCATAGACAAAAGCGAAACGATTAAACCGAATGTTACGTTAGTCATTATATTAAATCCTTATTCTAATGTTAAAATTAAGATGCCCAATTTGTTAAGGCAAAATCCAAGTTATTGAAAAGCGCATTGTAAGCCTTAGCAGTTCCGCTTGGATTGTTTACATATAGCGATTGATATAATGCATCTGCTTTCAATTCCTTAGCTTGCCAGTCGTTTAGTTTATACGTTCCGGCTTTTCCTATAAAATCATAAATGCCGCGTGCCTCATATTCGAAAGCAATTGCTTTACTAATTTTAACTTTGATCATTTTCTAAAATCCTTATTTTCATTGTTACTAACGCCCTCTTAGCACGGCCTTTGGTCGCGTCAATAAGAAAATGTATCAAAAGCAAATTAATTTGCACCAGGCGACCAAAGGCCGTTTCACGCCCTATATATAAAGCTTAAAATTAACGGATTGACGCAATAGTTTTGCCTGGCAAGCGCCAAGCAAGATTATTGCGCAGTCGCGTAAGATTATTGCTCAGAGCAACATTGTTGCCTGTTCCTATAATATTATTGCGTTAGTGTTATTTTATTGCGCCTGGATATAATATTATTGCGTAGGCAATGGATTATTGCTCAATTGTGTAATATTATTGCGCTTGTTCCGATCCGCTTGTAATTTTATTGCGCGGTCCGTTCCGAGATGGAACAGAAACGGAACAGACGGGGAACGGAGCAAGAACATCGATTTTGCCAATAACCCCCCCTCGGTTTATGGAGCAAAAATCCCCCATACGATTTCTGGGCCAAAAATCCCCCATACGATTTACGAACCAAATTTACGGACGTTCAACGCCTTCGCGCATTCGCGTGACCAATATTCAAAATCATAAATCGGCAGACCTTCTTCATCGAGCGGATCAATGCCTTGCTTCGCAGCATTTGCCAAGATCACCATAAGGTCATTCAACAGATTGGTGGCAAACAGATGCCGTGGACCTTCAAATTCAATGTTGTCGTTCATTTTAAACCCTACTCATATATCTCGTTAAAATACGATCAAAGTGCCTTGGAAGGCTATACGCTAATTGCTTCTTGCCGACCCCATAGTAGTCGAACCTCTTTTTGTAACCAACACCCCTGGCTGGAACAAGCATTATTTTGACATCTTTGCCACGGCGTTCTGCAATAGCCATAGGCATATCACCCTTCTTGCCTCCCTTGGGGATCATTGCAAAGAAAGACACGCCCTTACGATTGCGCTGCTTGCCCTTGGGCATTGCTGCACGGGCAGTTTCAGACAGCGCACCTAATGCAGCCAGCATCTCGCTGTAACGCGCTCCGCCAATGCTGCCATTAGAAGCCCTTGGGTAGTTGTTGCCTTGGATCGCGAATCCGGCTGGCATGATAATACCCTGCATCTTCAAACGCACTTCAGATGCCTTTTGCTTACGGGTTCCGCCAAAGACGTTTGGTGCGACAATGTCGTTAGGTGATCCGCGTGAAGGGAAGTTCTCAAAGTACGTCCCAGAGTTCGCCAGGGACTGTCCCAGCCGCTTATTACCGAACTGGCGGTCCTTGCCATAGGGCAGTGCCTTAACCAACCCCTTCTTGACGTATGGCGACACCTTAGCGAACGACATCATCATCTCTTGCGTCTGCGCAGCGTGGATGTCGTTCACCGTGTCAGCCATCGCCCCCACGACAGCCTTCTCAATTGTCTGAGGCATCTCAAGGATCATTTGGAACTTACGATCCAGATCACTTGTATCAACCTTCATTGCAAGCATTAGAGTTCCTCAAACATCGAGCAGAAGCTGTGGGGCGATACAACAGGGTTAAAGAACTTAGCCCGACCCTTTTCGTCAGAGCCTGTGAACACTGGCGGCAGGGACTTGCAATAACCATGCTCACCCGCAGGGCTTTGCACGAACCAGTAACAGTCTACGCACTTTTCTTCCCTGTTAGCCATATCAACATCATTTTCCATATTCTGATCTTTCACTGTTTATATTAAATTGGCGATGTGGTCTATATACCACTGCGCTTTGCGCAATGACTCATTCCCACCCTTATGACGCTCACGCCAAATATACTTCAGCGCGTTGCCTTTGCAGTACCCTCTAAACTCTTCTGGTGTCAACGCCGATTCGATAGCATCGATGCACTCAATTTCGCCCTGGCGATAATGCTCTGGCTTATTCACATTGTCAGTCATTCACTCTCTCCAATCATTCCAGTGTTGGGGCGCAAGGGCGCAATATTCCTTGTATCACTCCTATATAGAAATAAAATATATATATACCTCTGTAACCCTACCTTTTACGTTAAAATATATTATTCTCTCTATATAACCTATATATCTATTTATTGCACCCTTATATAATAATATAGATATATATAGTAATAAAAACATAGGTTTAAGGTTGGGGCGCAATGTTAGGGCGCAATGTTTTGAAAAGGGGTTATTGCGCCCTTACGATTTGATTTAGGGCGCAATGTCAAAACTATTGCGCCCCATCAAAATGGCACATATTCCTCCCCTTGGTGGAAGTCCAAAATGGTCTTTTTGACATCCGTTTCATCACCCTTAAACCATGCATAATGATAGCTGTTTGTCTTGCTGATTTTGACCCTGCGACCCTCAATTTGCTTATAGCCCATCTCCAACAGTATGGCGCTAACGGCTCTCGTTTTAGGTAGCGATGCCCCTTCAGCCTCGCACAGCTTATTAAGCCATGTGACATCCAGAACCTTATCATTGATCACAGGGTTCCGCATTTGCTCTATTGCATCTTCGATCATGGACCTGTCTGGTGACACCCCTAGTGCTATCATTTCATTACGCGCAGAGGTGTGCGGCGCACGACCCTTTGCAGAGAACCCTGCACTTATCTTCCAGTTGCGCAGGAACCAAGCCAGAGCATCTGCACGGCGTTCGCTATCGTCAAACAGCCTGGTAAAGTAGTGATCAGCCCCTTGGCGACCACCTAGTTCCTTAAACAACTGTGCCTCAGACTGCACCCGTGAGAAAATCGGAGCATAGCGTCTGTCGTTCTCATTAACAGGCAGCGCGTCCTTGTGATTAGTCAGCAGGAAATAAGTCTGGAAGTTAGGCACTGTACGCTGATCGCGACCCTTCTCCTCGATCTGGACGTTCGGGTTAGATACAAACGGCTTCAGCCTATCGATCAATTCAAAACGGTTATCGCCTGAGATGCGTATCTCTTCAATGACTGCCAACAACGCGCCATGCGCCCACGCTGTAAACCTTCCGCTCAAAGCCATAGGTTCGACGTTACGCGCCATGTGGCCTAATAGGTTCTGCATCACAACCGCAAAGTAACTTTTACCGACCCCTTGTGCGCCTTGTAAGAGCAGCGCCCAGTTGATCTTTTGCCCTGGCTTCTGAATGATCCATGCCATGAAGTCGATCAGTAGGGTCTGTTCGTCCTTGTTCTCGATCATGAAGGCCACATGGCCCATGAACAGATCGATCACAGCCTGACCATCAGCATCAAGCACTTCGCACGGCGCAACGCCTGTCTCACGGTAGGTGTTAATGTACTGCTTGCCTTCGTGAACAAACAAGCGTCCAACCCCAGGCCAGAACATAGTGTCAACCACAGTCTGTATGTTGCACTGGTTAGATGCAAAGGTCGAAGCAAGCACGGCATCGTCGCCAAAGGACAGTGCCATTTCAAAACCAAACCTAGTGTTAAACGCCTCACGCCTAATGCCGTAGTGTAGATCGCAGTTGTAATACTCGGCTGTGCTTTCGATATAGACCCACGGTTTAAGCCAATCCGGCTTCTCGACCTTCTCCAAGTTGACCTTTGACGATGGCTTCAATTGCGACTTGATGTCCCCCTTGGTAAGTCCACGATCTTTTCCCCAAGAATCAAAGACTTCCTGCGCTAAAAGTGAGCGTTTATCTAACGGGAGAACTGACAAAGAGATGCTTTGGATACGCGCCTTGAAGTCATCATACTCAGGCATACCATCGACATTGGACGCAACTTCGAGCAGACGTTCAAACGCCGATTGCTCAATAGCGACAGCCACAGAGTTAGGCCGCTCGACTTCTACGCCACTGGCACGGGCCATGTGGATCACAGAGGCAAAGGTTATCATGCGAGTGGAGTTGCCGAACGAACGCCATTTGGTCTGCATCTGAGCAGCGTCATGTTTATCGGACTTGGCAGACCAATCGAACCAACGCTTGTAGCCAGTAGCTACATCACCTTGGAACTGATGATGGAGAGCCGCGCCGACCCTGATCCATTCGTCATATTCAAGAGACTGTGATGGATAAGCGTCGAGATATGCATCAACCTCATCATCGCTGATGTCTAGCGGCTGGGCCTTGACAGCGCGTTCAAAGTCATCCCCATCGTCACGCGCTGCCGTCATAATAACATCTGGCACAGCATAAGGTTCCGTACCCATTGCCACCGACCAAGCGATTGACAGATCAGGACACGCTGGGAGGTAAATAGCTTGGTTAGGCACAAAGGAACAAGGGTCGAACGTCAACTCCGGCAACAGGTTCGCAAAATCACGGGACACTTCGCGATACTCAGTTGGCGATACGGTGCGGGATAGCGGAACAACAATCCTGATTTTTGGCTGTTTCGGATCGTGAGAAAAGGTAGAATAGGCTACGAAAGCACAGTCGAGGCTCATGACCAACATAAACTCTAACTGGTCGATGTCCATCTCGGCTACATTATCTAGGTCAAGTGTAATTAACGAGCGGTTGAGTAGGTTTGCTTCTTTTCGCTGAGTGCCATCAAAACAACCCCCAACCAGATAGCGGCCACCTTTAGTCAAAGCCACCTCATGGCGAGATAGGCGCTCAACGATTGCTTCCCATGATAATGTTTTATTATCTACGGTCCCCAAATCAATGCCAACAGCAATTGTATATTTAGTCATCATATCAATTTCCCTTTAGTTCTCATATAATCAACTGGGTCCTTAGCGCCCTTGCTCAAATTGCATTTCGGCCTCAACAGTTGCACGTTATTATCTGTGTTCATACCACCAAGCGCAATAGGTATAATGTGATCTAAATGATGGCCTTTGCTCAAACTCTTACCGCAGCAAGCGCATTTGCCTTTTTGCAAAACCATAAGCCTTTGAACGATGTTATGGGAAAGTTTACCCCCATTACCTCTGACCCTGGCGCGACGGTTCTGATTAATTACGTTGCGTTTTTCAGAATTTACTTTTTGCCAATTACGGTTTTGATGAGCGGCCCAATCTTTGTTTGCTTTATACCAATTGCGGTTGTTTTCGCTAACCCTATCAAGATTGGCAGCGGCCCACTTGCGAGAACTGTCACGGTGTCTCTGAGGGTCAGCCTCACGGTATTTGCGAGCCATTTCGCGGCCACATGGCTTACAATCTCCGGTCTTATAACGCTCTGCCGCACCGCACTTAATACAAGGCTTAACGCTTGGCGTCATTCACCTGAGCCAACCAAATAAGCTGATAAAAGATTAAGGGTTTGGATTTTGGGGTTTTCTTCCTTGCCATCCCTTATGCGGATTATAGTGTTGACATGCAGCCCCGTGCGTTCAGCTACGATCTTGGGCCGTCGATCTAATAACGCATTTCTTATCCACTCAATTTCAACCATTTTTAATATCCTTTAAAATGTGATTTTTACCCTTTACATATGTGCAGCGTAGTTGTAAAGCGTCCAAACCAAATAAGTAAAAGGAAAAATCAAAATGTTAGAAACCGAGATTAAAAACCTTACTGCCGCCATCGAACTTCTGATCCAAGCGTTGGACAAAAAGCAACCAGCCGCAGAGCCAAAGGCCAAAGCGCCAAAGGCAAAGGCAGAAACCCCAGCGCCAGCCGCAGTCCCTATTCCTGATGTCGATGCTCTCCAGACCCTTTGTCTTGACCTAACGCGCATTGATAGGGCTAACAGTGCCAAGATCAAAAAGATCATTGCGTCTTACGGTGTCAATCTGTTGAAGGACATTGCCCCAGAAAGCCTACAGGAGTTTGCCGCCAAGCTAGAAGAACTGGCGTGAAGGTTCTTGTCGCTTGCGAATATAGCGCAACTGTCAGGGATGCTTTCCGCGCACTAGGTCACGATGCTTGGTCATGTGATCTATTGCCGACTGACGCTGACCCCCAATGGCATATAGAAGGTGACGTTATTCCTCTTGTATACGGACACGGCTGGGACTTGATGATTGCCCACCCACCATGCACTTATTTGTGTAGTAGCGGTTTGCATTGGAACAAGCGCGTACCTGGTCGGGCGGAAAAGACAGAAGAGGCATTGGACTTTGTTAGTCTGTTGTTGAATGCACCAATCCCACGCATTGCGCTTGAGAACCCAATTGGCTGTATAAGCACTCGCATTCGCAAGTCAGATCAGACGATCCAGCCGTGGCAGTTTGGTCATGATGCCAGTAAGGCAACTTGCCTCTGGCTTACAAACCTACCGCCGCTTGTGTCTACAAAGCCTATTGAGCCACGCATTGTGGATGGCAAGAAGCGTTGGGCCAACCAAACTGATAGCGGTCAGAACCGTCTGCCACCGAGCAAAGACCGTTGGAAGATTAGAAGCGAAACCTATGCTGGGATTGCAGCCGCTATGGCAGAACAGTGGGGTAGTATAGTATGACAGCACACGCCAAACTAAGCGCCAGTGGATCACATCGCTGGCTGGCCTGTCCCGCATCTGTTGAGGCAGAGCGCGGCATAGCAGACAAGTCATCGCCACACGCCTTTGAGGGAACTGTGGCGCATGAGTTAGCAGAGGTTGCCTTAAAGACAGGGACTGACGCTGACGAATGGGTCGGCAATGTTATGCCAGAAACCCACGCTGAGATCACGCAGGAGATGGCGGACCATGTGCAGGAGTATGTGAATTACATACGCTATCACATTCCGCCAAACGCCTACGCAGCTTATGAAGTGCGTGTTGATTTCAGCGATTGGGTTCCAGAAGGCTTTGGCACTTGTGACGCACTGGTTATCAGCGGCAGCACAATGCACGTTATCGATCTCAAGTATGGGCAGGGTATCCAAGTTTCACCCGTCGATAATAGCCAAGGGATGCTGTATGCTCTTGGTGCTTATGCACAGTGCGCTGGCATTGCCGACATTAAGAAGATCATAATCACCATCGTCCAGCCGCGATGCAATCCCAACATCTTTGAGGATTGGGAGATCAGCATTGAGCAGTTGCTCGAATGGGGTGAGTTCGCAAAGTCAAGGGCATTGATGTGCGGTCTACCAGACGCAGAGTTCAACCCTGGCGAGAAGCAGTGCCAGTGGTGCAAAGCCAAGGCCACCTGTACTGCTCTCGCTGCGTTCACCAGCGATGTCATTATGAATCAGTTTGATGAGGTCGAAGAACTTACGCCTGTCAACCGCTTGACAGACGAACAACTGGGCAAGGCGCTGTCGGCTAAAAAGCTGATTGTATCTTGGCTTGATGCCGTCGAGGATGTCGTTGTCGAGCGTCTTGACAGCGGTGTTCCCTTCGATGGCTACAAGCTGGTGGCTGGCAAGTCCAATCGCCAGTGGTCGAACGAGGCCAAGGTCGAAGATAGTATTTTTGAGTTGCTTGGCGAACAGGCATTTACCAAGAAGCTGGTAAGCCCAACCCAAGCGGAAAAGATTGTAGGCAAGAAACGTGCCAATGAGATTGCACAGTTTGTAGTAAAGCCAATGGGCCGACCTACACTGGCAAGATCAGATGACCCGCGTCCTGCTGTCAATATCACAACTGATGATTTTTAGGTTGCATCTTGTGATAGTTAGTATAACCTTAAATAGCCATAAGGCTAAAACGTAAAACTGAAAACAAAAGGAATTGTAAATGTCTATCAAATTAAACAATGTACGCCTGTCTTTCCCTTCGCTGTTTCAAAAGGCTCAGTTTGAAGGCGCAGACACAAAGTACGAAGCCACCTTCCTTCTCGACAAAGTAAAACACGCTGATGTGATTACGCAGATTGAAGAAGCTATTAAGGGCCGTATCGCTTCTGATCTGAAGGGTGCAAAGGTTGCGCGGGATAAGTTGTGCCTACGCGATGGTGATGAGGTTGAGTATGACGGCTATGCTGGTCATATGACATTGAAGGCCAGCACAAAAAAGCGTCCGCTAGTGGTCAACAAGGATAAGACACCTTTGACTGAGCAGGACGGCGTGGTCTACAGCGGGTGCTACGTTAACGGCATCATCGACCTCTGGGCGCAGAACAACCAGTTTGGCAAGCGTATTAATGCCACCCTGCTTGGTGTCCAGTTTGCCTCTGATGGCGAGGCGTTCTCTTCGGGCGGATCGTCAGCAAGCGTTGATGACTTCGACGATCTCGACAACGAAGCATTCTAAGTACTTTGCCCGTGCGCTATCGTTGGGATGCGCACGGGCAATCCTTTTAAGAGGCCACCCCTCATGATAATTTTAGATACTGAAGTATACAAAGATTACTTCCTGCTGATGGCTATGCACCTTGGCAGCGGCCAGATCGAAACATTTGAGATTTACCCTGGTCACATTGACATTTACGCGATGCGTACATTGATGACCCGCGATACGACAATCGGCTTCAATTCAATTGGCTATGACCTACCGATCATTGCAGCGGCCCTTAGTGGCAAGTCCAATCAAGAGATCAAGGACATCTCCGACAAGATCATTGTCGAGAAGCGTAAGCACTGGCAGCTTGGCGTTAAGGTTCCAAACAACTGGGACCACATCGATCTGATCGAACTTGCCATAGGTCAGGCATCGCTAAAGATTTACGGTGGTCGGCTACACGCTCCCAAGATGCAGGACTTGCCCATTGAGCCGGATGCCAGCATCAACGCAGAGCAGCGGGAGCAACTGCGCGAGTATTGCCGCAACGACCTTGAGATGACAGCTATCCTGTACAACCACCTAAAGCCCCAGATCGATCTGCGCGTGACGATGGGTGAGCAGTACGGGGTTGACTTGCGGTCAAAGTCTGATGCCCAGATCGCAGAGGTTGTAATCGGCAGTGAGATTGAGCGGCTAGGTGGCTGCGCCCAAAGGCCCGTCATAAAGAAGGGCTACACATTCCGCTATAAAGACCCAGGTTTCATTACCTTTGTCGGAGCAGACCTTAATGCCATGTTTCAGCGCGTCCTTGAAACGGACTTTGGCCTGTCTGCCAATGGGTCTGTCGAGATGCCTGAGTGGCTGAAGAGGCAGCGCATTACGATTGGCAAGGCTCAGTATCAGATGGGAATCGGCGGTCTGCACAGTTGCGAGAAGCGTCAGTTCATCCAAGCAGGGTCTAATGAGATACTCGCAGATTGGGATGTTGCCAGTTACTATCCGAACATCATCCTTGGGCAGCGGCTATCGCCAGCGCATCTTGGCGAAGACTTTCTGACCGTGTTCCAAAGCATCGTCAAGCGCCGTCTAGATGCCAAGCGCAAGGGCGACAAGGTTACAGCGGATGTGTTGAAGATTGTCATCAACGGGACATTTGGCAAGTTGGGAAGTTTGTACAGCTTCTTGTACAGCCCTGACCTTATGGCCCAGACCACAATCACAGGCCAACTGGCTTTGCTGATGCTGATTGAGCGCATGGAGATTGCTGGCATTAAGGTCGTGAGCGCCAACACAGACGGCATTGTTCTACACGGCCCAAAGGCACTTGACGTTAAGATGCAATGCGTTGCTTGGGATTGGATGCTCGACACCAGCTATGAATTGGAGCGCACCAACTACAGCGCCATCGCCAGCCGTGATGTCAATAGCTACGTTGCAGTCATGCTTAATGGTAAGACCAAAGGCAAGGGCGTGTTCGCCACTATGGGCCTAGCCAAGAACCCCGACTGCCAGATCGTCTATGACGCAGTGGCTGCGCGGATCGCGAACGGCACACCAATTGAGCGGACTATCCGCAAGTGCGATGACATACGCCGCTTTGTCATAGTGCGTAGGGTGACGGGCGGTGCGCTCTGGCGTGGCGAGAACATTGGCAAGGCCATCCGTTACTACTACGCTACTAGCGTAAAATCTGAGGAAACAATCAACTACATCAAGAACGGCAACAAAGTTCCAATGTCTGAAGGCACAAGGCCGTTGATGCAGTTACCTGATGCTTTCCCGACTGATGTAGACTATGATGTATACTTGGTCGCAGCGGAGAGGCTTCTTTGCGAAGTTGGGTATTTGTGATGAGTAAACAAGAATATTCAATACAAAGAGTTTCCAAATGGCAGTGCATTCAAATTCTTTTCAAATACCATTATTTAAAAGACATAAGCAAAAGCTTCAAAAGTAGATTTAATTACGGCTTAATAAAAGATGGTGTCTGCGTTGGGGTTATCATTTTTACAGGTTTTCCTGTTCCCGAATTATCCAAAGGGATGCTTGGCCTATCGCGTAATGATCAAGAAGGTCTGTTTGAACTCAGCCGGCTATGCTTACGGCCAGAAGTCCAACAGTCAGAACATAATTTAGCTTCATGGTTTGTATCCCGCGCTATACGCTCTTTGCGAAAAGATACATCTGTGCGCGTAATTCTGTCTTATGCGGATGCTGATTTTCATAATGGAACTGTATATTTGGCTTGCAATTTCAACTATTACGGTTTGACAGAATCTAAAAAAGACTTTTGGATACTTCAGCCTGATGGATTATTTGTAAAGCATAGCCGTGGGCCTACTAAACATTTGCAAGGTGAGTGGCGTCCGCGTAGCCGCAAACATCGTTTTGTGCTTGTTTTTGATAAAAGTCTGTCTGTACTATGGGGTAAAGAATAATGTTAGAGCAAGACATTGAGCGCCGTGTATCGGAGATCGCCAAGAAGCACGGCTGGCTATCGTTTAAGTTCGTGTCCCCAGCCCAGCGCGGTGTGCCAGATCGCATCTTTATGAAAGATGGCCGCATTGTGTTCATAGAGTTCAAAGCACCTGGTAAGCGTCCGACAGAACTTCAAGATCATATTATGCGTAAGATGGTTGACGCAGGGTGCGAGGTACATGTTTGCGACAGCGTAGAAGGTGGCTGTAGTGCGTTATCGCTATGATCTCCACGAATACCAGAAACGGGCCATTCAGTTTATAATAGATGCTAAACGCTGTGCGCTCTGGCTCGACATGGGCCTTGGAAAGACTACCTCAACGCTGACAGCCATTAGTGACCTACAGGACTCGTTCGCCGTCCATAAGGTGCTTGTCATTGCCCCCCTGCGCGTAGCCAACACCGTCTGGAAGCAGGAGGCCGCTCAGTGGCATCACCTGACCCATCTCGATGTCGCTATCTGCACAGGAACTGAGCGCAACCGTATGAGCGTTTTGCAGCGCGATGCACACATATATGTAATCAATCGCGAGAACGTCGAATGGTTGGTCAACCGCTACGGCAAGAAGTGGCCGTTCGATTGTGTGGTGATCGACGAGAGCAGTTCGTTCAAGAATGCCACCAGCAAACGGTTTAGGGCGCTGAAGAAGATACTGCCGATGACTGATTACATGGTCCTACTGACGGGAACACCCAGCCCCAACGGTTTGCTCGATCTTTGGTCACAGACCTACCTTATCGACCAGGGCGAGGCGCTGGGTCGCACAATGACGGCATTTAAGCAGCGGTACTTTGAAAGCGACTACATGGGATACAAGCACAGCCCCCGCGCCGGATCGCCAGAACGCATTTACGAACTGTTGGCTCCAATGACGATCTCGATGTCGGCAGCGGACTATTTAGAATTGCCAGATCGCATTGACCTGATCGAGAGCGTCCAGTTGCCACCAGCCGCAATGAAGGCGTATCAGGTGTTTGAGGACACACTGTTGGCTCAGTTGCCTGATGGAGAGATGGTTGAGGCCATGAACGCCGCTGTGCTTGCCAACAAGCTGCTTCAGAACGCCAACGGTGCTTTGTACACCGATACGCTTGGAAGTTGGTCAGAGGTCCACAGTGCGAAGCTAGACGCATTGGTTGACCTGGTCGAGCAGAACAGCAACGAGAACTTGCTTATTGCCTACAACTACAAGTCCGATCTAGCGCGGATCAAGGCAAAGTTCCCGACTGCAAGGACGCTTGACAAAGACCCACAGACCATCGTCGATTGGAACGCAGGGCGCATCAAGATGCTGTTGGCGCATCCTGCCAGTGCGGGGCATGGCCTTAACCTTCAGCAGGGTGGATCGATGATTATTTGGTTCGCTATGAACTGGTCACTGGAACTCTATCAGCAATTCAACGCCAGGTTGCATCGCCAAGGGCAGGACAAGCCAGTGCGCATCGTACACATGATCGTCAGCAACACCATTGACGAACGGGTGATGGCTGTTTTAGCTAATAAAGACACAGGGCAGTCGGCGCTGCTCAACGCATTAAAACCAAGGAGTAAATAAAATGGACTACAACATAAAAATGCAAATCCGTCACTTGTGTAGCTACATTACGGACAGGTCAGCGGTACTAAACTATCTTAACCGTGAGAATAATCTGCGCTTGACTTATCGGGATATTCAAGAGGCATTGGATAGCGCCCCAAAGAAGAAACAGTATAACGTCAAGCCGCTGAAGCCATCACCCTTGATTACAACGAACAATGCCAAGGGATATGATCCACTGGCAAGGGCTTTGTTCCAGTACCACGCTGACCGCACAACTGGCGCAGAACATGAGTACTGGCTGTCAAAGATGCTGACCCGCAAAAAGAAAAAGAAAGAATTTACCGTCAACCTGTAATTTTGTGCTTGACGCATAAACCCTCTCATAATAGTTAGAGGGTATTAATAACGAGGAGTAAGTAGAATGACATTGATTGAACTTAGAAACATCGTCGCGGATCACGTTCAGATGACGCATGGTAATGAGGAATTTATCCGCCAGATCAGAGATGGTCAGCAGGATGATGGCCCATTCATTACAGGCGCTCTGGCAGTCTGGGCAAAATTCATGGAAGGCTTGCAGCCAGCGCCGGAGGTATTGGCAGATGATTAAGGCAGCACAAGCAGCGCCTTTACGCAAGACGTATCGCGTATCATCCGAAAGTGCATTTCCACTGCGTAATTCAGAAGGGTTGACCTTCGCTGAGGCCAAGCGCCGTAGGGAACAGGAGAAAAGCAAATGAGCCGCCCAATGATCTACCCAATGGGTACTATGGCTATAGGTGATGTTGCCAC